TGGGGTAGTAGCACCAATAGTCGTGCTATCAATCGTACTATTTGTAATGGTTAACCCTGACTGAACAGGGTTAGTAGTAGCGTAAAAGGGCATATTCTGCCCTATAAACGTATTAAACGACCCATCCAAGTTAAAATACGCTTGGACAGGCAGTAGATTCTGGGTTACAGAATCATTTATGCTAGACATAAATTACCTTTAATAGGCAATACAGTTAATTAAAACCACATCTCCAGCAGACATATTTGCAGCAGCACCTGTTGTAACAGAATAGCTAGTAAATGTAACTGATGTTGCTGTGCTACCTGTTAGCTGTAAAAACAATGAACTACCACTTGTTACATCGGCAGCAAAAGAAAGCCATCCATTAGGGGCTGTAGGAAGGCTAATTGTTCCGTTAGCTGCGCCACCTGTGCCAACTGTTACTTTAAAACAAAAAGTGTTATTAGCAAGAACAGTAGGGCCTGTGCCAAAACCGCTAGAAACTGTAGGAAGCGTGGTAGAAGCAACTAAATTATTGCCAATAGACAATGAACTAGCATTGTATGGGGCATATAAAGCATTACCACCTTGACCATATAGACCTAAACAATTGTTATTAGCATCGTATTCAGCCTGAACTGGCAATAGATTGATAACTGAACTACTTGCTACGCCTGGGTTTGCCATAATTATTCCTTAGTTTTGATCGACCATAGGCAATACATATAGCGTATTAGCTGTTCCAATAGCTGTAATAGCAAAGCTAGGCGGTACAGCAATCACAGTAGGCTGTGACATTGAAATGCCTAAAACAAAGCTCTGTGAGCTATTTCCACCTGTTGGGAGAACGGCTGCTGGTGCAGTTGTCGTTGTTCCTGCAACGGCTGGAGCAATAGTAATAGCGATAGGTGTTGTACCTACGTTTAAAAAGCCACAAAAGTTCGCTTGATCATTACCATTAGGGGTAATAGTTACAGAAGTTGAACTAGATGTAGTTACTGATATGGCCGTTGTCGGGCCAACAAAGCGGTAAGCTGATACGTTAGCCATGATTTATCCTTAAACAGCAGTAGATGGTGCTGGGCCTTCTAAGCGAGTAATTTGAATAGCATACAAGCCAGAAGCTGGAGTAGCACTAGCGGTAGCACAGTTTCCAAATTGAACTGACAATACGTTTGCAGTTAAGCAATCAGCTTCAGCAACAACAATACCAGCAGTTTGTGTGCCTTGATAACCAATAACATTTACAAAATCAGTAGTTTGTAAGCCAGGAACGCTAAAAGTCTGTGCAGCAGTTGTATTTAAAGCAACTTGGGCTGGAGTTAATGATGGGGTAATATAAAAAGTTTCGTGGGAATTGCCACGAGTAACTGTGGTACTAGACATAATTTTTCCTTTGCAAAGGGGTAGTGTGGTAAATCTACAACTATTTTACATTGTTTTGTTGATCTCTCAAGTGTTTTCCACAACTTCCTTTAAAAGTTTTGTAGCCAATGTGACCTAGCTCAAATTCAAGATTTGCCCATACTTTGCCACCTATATCTACCCATCTTTGGCAAAAACTAAAATCTTCACTTAAACGATTGCCGTCAGGCGTTTCATAAGGATCAAATAAAGGCCAAAACTGACTGTTTTCACTTGTGCTTCTTAAAGTCTGACGAGGATATGCTTCAATCATCTTTTCGGCACAATTACGGCTAATCTTCATAAAGCCACCTGGCAAGCCTAATACTTCCATTAACCCTGTTTCTGGGTCATTACGATATTCTTCTTTTATGCCAATTTTAAAAGGCCATTCAAATGGGTCTTGTTTTTTAGGGTAAATACCACCTACTACATCTACAGGGTAATCAATTAACTGAATTAACGCTCCTGGCTCCCAAAATACGTCATCATCAATAAACACTAGCGTATCTGCTTTAGAACGTACAAAAGCACCAAATAATGCGCCTCTTGAGCCTGCTATATCGCTATTACCAATATCTTCTGCAATACTAAATTTATCGCCACGACCAATAATATTGATAGCATCTAACAAAATAGCTCTCATAGTCGGAAAATGTACCTTTGCTGAATAGCAAGGCATTGCAATCATTACATTTTTCATAAACTCCCCTCAGAATGTTAAAAACCCACCCTTTTTTAAGGGGTGGGCTTCTATTTTACAACAGATTACTGTGCTGACAAATCGTAACCATATACATATACGTCAATTGTGCCTGTTACAGCAGCAGAAGATACGTTTACATACAAAGTTTGAGCAGATGTTGCACTTGCTACTAAAGTTGCAGCTACAACTGATGCGTTAGCGGTAGTTGTGTTAGTTGCTAAAGCCGCTTTAGTGTAAACAGCCGTACCACCAGCAGATAAGCCTGTGTAAACACCTAAATAAGTGCTTGCTGTAGATACTGCTGCGCCAGCGTTGTTACAGTTAGCCGTAATAACGGATACTGGAACATAGCTAGTTACATCAATTACGTTAACTGCGGTATCACCTAAAGTTGCCAAGCTAACACCTTGAGCAGTTGCGATCAAACGCAATGCTTGGTTAGAGCCTAAAACTTGTGGGTGAATCGAGGTAGTTACTGCTGGTCCTGGATTAGACATTTTAGTTTCCTTTCGTTATTCGTGAATTAAGCTGCAACACGGCAAGCGAGTTCAGGATACAAGTTAGCCCAACCATACAGAACGTCTAAACGAGTAGGAATAGAGTCGTTGTTAATGGTGTATTGACGAACTACACGCATTGACAGACCGATTTCCTTGTCGCTTGCACGACCAGCAAAGTGAACACCCTCTGGCAACTCAAGGTCGGCTACTGCTAGAGTAAACGCATTGCGGTGCATGATGATGTTTTGTGGGGAAACAGTACCAGAGCTATTAAAGAAGCTAACAGCAGCAGTTGCTGAAGTAGAAGGGATAGATACGTTCTGGAACTGACCAGCAGTAATAACCGCAGGGCTTACGTTAACAGTAATCGTGCTACCTGAACCACTAACAGCAGTATTAACAACAAAGTTGCGTAGCTTGTTTGAACCATAAGCCTGACGATTTTGTGGGTTAACTGCATAAACGCCAGCGATTGTGAATGTATCGCCTTGGTTTAATGAAACACCATTGGTCAATGTCAAAGTGATGTTTGAGCTTGATGCCCAACCACTTGTCAAGAAACCAGTAGCAGTTGTAGTTGCTACAGTAGCTGTACCAGCAAAAGAACCGAATGTATGTGCTACAACGTTCTGATCCATCTTCCAGTTCATACCAGCAGAGTCACGACCCATCAAGCCTTTACGATACTGTTCGCCAATAGCTTCTTGTGGCACAAATAAGCCTTTCAAGCTGTCAACGATAGTAGCGGAAGTAAACGGCTCAACGATACATGATCTACGACCATCACGTGGTGCGCCTTCAGAGTCAAGGTAAGCAGCAGCAGTCAAATAGGTGATCAAACCTGTTGGTGGAGTGCCAGCAGTACCGACAATATTGGCGGTGTTGTTAGCGGCCTGTAACGTACCGTCACGGTCGATTTTGTTCGCAATTGCAGCACATTCTGTTACTTCGGCTTTCGCCTACTGACCATTTCTGGCGGGGCAACTTCTTCGAATCACCCTCTAGAACTTTGTTTACATCTAGTTGCGTTCTAGTTCAGACTATCGCATCCCATTTCAGGGCCATCCCACTTAGTCGTTCAGGCTGCACAGAGTTTCCTCTTGCTTGCCCCTTGTTGTCCTCTACAGGAGTTCCAAGTCAATCAGGGACAGTTTTCCTAGCTCTTAGTGAACTAGGCCGCTACTGTTAACGGCTGGCTTCAATACACGATCAGAGAACATATCTAAAGACAATGCCAAATCTTGTGTTGTGAACTGTGTGTCAACGTGGAACTGTGTTGACAAAGTTACAGGCACAGAAGTTTCATTGAAATCTTCTACGTTCAGGGCTGGCCCTGTAGTTCCAATAAAGCGTCCAGGTTTCATTCTGTTACTTTCAGTCTTTCGACTTACTGACCATTTTCATGGCGGTGCAACTTCTTCGAATCGCACTCTAGGACTTCTTTAGTTATATCCTAGTTCAGACTATCGCATCCCTTTCGGGGCTTCTCACTTAGTCGTTCAGGCTGCTTTCGCTTGCCCCTTGTTACCCACTTCTGGGACTCCAAGTCAATCAGAGAAACTTTTTCGTCCGCACACCTAACTCTTTTTACGGACGTTTACTGTGTTACCGATCTTACCACCTCAAATATAAGATCCACAGTAAAAACTGAGGCAGGCTTTATACCACAGCGAATTGATCGTCATAGTTACGATCTACTTCAGATGTAAATGTTAATTCGTTTTCTAAGACCATCAACGCTTCGTTAGTGATCTTGGAAATGGTTAGCAAATTATTTGCCATGATTTATTTCCTTTATTAAATATTGGGTATATCAGCGTATCCGTTTAGCCTGTCTTGCAGCTTTCCATTGGGCATAAGTCCCATGAAATGCTCCATTGCCATCAATAAGAACGTCTGAAGTTCCTTTTCCGGCAGTTAAAGGCTTAATCGGTGCTGGTGCTTTACTACGAGCAACAGTTTCGCTTTTCTCAACAGGAGCTTCTTTACGCTCGAATTGAACTTCCAATTTCCCTAATTCCTTGAGTGCTTTATTAGTCGGCATTGCTGCCAATTTACTAGCGTAATCATCATCTGATGCTAGGTGATATAGGATTTGTGGGCCTACATCTGATTCTAGAATTGCATCTCGTACTTCATCTCGTACTTGCACGTTGCTAGAAGCTACCATATCGTCAAAGTCAGGAATATCAGCTTTAGCAGATTCGAGTTTTGCAGACCACGACTTGATTACTTCGTTTCTCTGTTCATCTACCTTGCGTTGCTGTTCTTGTATATCACGCTGTTCTAATGCCTTTTCTGCGCTCCATTCGGCTAATGCTTCAGCGTATTCAAAAGCATCATTAAACTGCGATGCTTGTGGTTTTTCGATGACAGGATCAACTTTTGGAGATGCAGGGGCTTGTCTGCTCTCAAGTTCTTGTAAACGTGCTTCTAAACTTGCTTTATCTGCCTCTGCTTGTTTGGCTCGTTTTGTAAGTTCTGAAAATCGTTTTTCAAGTTTGGGATTTTGTTTAGGCTTGTCTGTTACTTGCGCTTCATCTTCTGCCTCTGGTTCACTCTCAGCTTGTGCCTCAACTGCTGGCTCTGAATCAGGAGTTTCCTCAACTGCTTCAGCCGCAACAGGGGCTTCCTCACTAGCTAAACCAAGTTTATTAGCAGTCCATTCCGCTAAATTATCGCTTGTTACGACATTATCTGCCGTTCTTACATTTGCTTCTGACATGGATAACTCCAAGAATTAACCCAATGAACCCATTGGTAGGTAAATGCTTTTATAACATAAATGTTGTGTTTTTACAACATTATTCTGGTTCGTAATTTTTTAGTTGCCCTTTGTGCATTTCAAAATGACCCAAATGTTCTTTAGCTAAATTTTTATATTCATTTCCAGCCATACTCCAAGAGGTATGCGCTCTGTTGTGCATATTGGCTGCATGAAGGTGGTTTTTATGGTTTTCTTTTTCCATTGCCGTTTGAGTAGCTTTATATGCTTCTGAAGAATGACCATGAGCTTCAATAGTTTTATGGTGAGGATTAGCTTCGTACCATTCTCTTTTAGGTTCTTTAGGTCTTGTTTTGTTTGCCAATCCTTTTGTTTCAGGTTTGTTACCCATTTTTTTGGCAATGAAATCTTCACGATTTTCTGAAGTGACTGTTTCTCTTGTCATTTTAAATAGCTCTTTCTGTAGTTTCTGCGTTAGCTAGTTCAGCTTGTTTATGATCCATATTTGCAAGCAATATAGCTACTTGCGCTTTTAACTGCTCTACTTCTAATTGAGTCTGAGTCTTGATAACTGTGTCATGCGCTTGTGTATCAGTACGCATCTGAGTATCTTCACGCTTAACATCTAAACGCATCTTCTCACGCTGTGTTTCAGCTTCTTGTACTTGTTGTTGGACAGTAGCACGATATTTCTTATCCATTTCTTCAGCTTGAATCTGCTGTTGAAGTTGCTGGATCATCTGTTTGCTTTGAGCCAACTGCATCTGTACTTGTGGTGGAATAGGTGACTTATCGTCAATTTGCGCCATAGGATTGGCTGCTGCAAGTCTATCTGCAATGACTTCTGCGCCTGGGAAGTCCATATTACGGAATATTAGATCACCAGCAGTTTGCATCAATGTAGGATCAGCACCTAATAAACTCATCATAGAATCGACTGCTTCTTGACGTTTAGAGTTGTAACCAGGGCCTGTTTCCATTACTACGTCATATTCGCCTACAGTTACGTCATTTAAGACTTTAGACACGCCTTGCTCGTCTTA